ATGATTGTCGAGAGAGGAGCGAGCCCATATCGTACAAGGATGGTTGTACATCATTGGTAAATAGGGCGTCAAAGGTCTTTCCTCTGGTGGAAGATGTTTGATTTCTGCCTTGAGACCGTTAAGATAGTCACGTTCGTGTTTATCAAGTGCGCGAGGCACAAAGCCAAGGTACTCGTCAATCCATATGGAAGTACAAAGTATCTGTGCTACTTCTAAAGGCATTTTAACAATGTGTTTATCGACGTGAAACTCGGCACAACGGTCAAGGTCGTCGTCAAGATAAAATAAATTCATAACACACTCTTTTCACAATTTCGATTATTATAACAGCAGAAGAAAAAAATGTCAAGATTTATTTTTGCCCTCAACTACCAATGACGCAGTGTATTAGCAATTATGAAGAAGCAGGTAATAAAGTTTACTAGAACGAGAATGCTACGAAATATCATAACGTGATTGTCGTAGCCCTCTGTTTTGTCGTCGCTAAAAGAACCGATTGCAAACTTCCAGATTGTTATTAGCTTACGCATAATCCTGCCGCTTCATTTTAGTAAGACGTTTCTGAACCAAATCTTCTAAGGTACTGCCGTCTATATGGTAAGCTGTTCTAAGGATGCGTGTCATAGCGATAACATCCGCTATTTCTTCAGTAAGATTTTCTAGATACTTAGGGTCCTCTTCAGTCCCATGTCTTAACACTTTGGAGCAAGCACGAATTAATTCACCACATTCTTCCATAGTAATTACTAATTGTTTCAACTTATTCAATTCCATTCGTGTATTCCATTAGTTCGTCAAACCCTCCGATACATACATCATCTACAAAAATCTGAGGAAAGGTTTTAAATTTAACCTTTGCCCAGAGTTCCATAATAGTGTAGTGATCGTCCAAGTGATAATATTTATAGTCTAGCTTGAGGTTTTTACATACGTTCTGTGCTTCTACACAATAGTTGCAATCCATCTTTCCATAAATTTCTATCACAGATTTTTAGCCTTATAAAAATTAATGTGGTCGGTCCAACCCTGAAAGGATTGCCGAATATGACACCAGAACTGCCCGTCGTAGGGAGGCTGGTTAATATCTTTGGGGAAGTTTAAGTTTGTTTGTTTCATTTACTTTTCCTTATTGTTGTATAAAAATATCGTCTCGCATCATTCTAGAATGTAGAGTGTAATTAAATTCATTTTTCATCCAGTCTCGAAAAGCTTGTGAGCCATTTCTATCTCCAGGAAATTCGTGGATTAAACCATTATTTTCTGCCACTATTAAGGGGGAACACCTCTCAATAGTATCTCTAGCTCCTTCAAGAGCTTTTACTTCAAACCCTTCTACATCTAACCACAACAAGTCTACTTCTTCTAGAGTTAACCCGTCTAGGTCTATCACCTGTAGGTCTCCAGCCATATCCTCTTGAATTTGTGTGGCACCACAATTTCCCTCTAAACTACGGACAAGACTTGCTTGCATACTTCCAGTTCCTAAAGCCCCCAAGTGACTGTATATATTATCGGTCTCTATAATATTTCTTTCTAGGCATTCCATATTAGAGGGAATTGGCTCAAAAGTATGTACTTCTCTAAAATATTTACTTAGATAAAAAGGAAATACTCCTACATTCCCCCCTGCCTGAACACAAACTCTTGTATTTTCAAGCAGGTTAAGGATAGTCTCTCCTTTTATCCACCATTCATTTAGTATGTCTTTTATTCCTGTAGTTTCAGAAGAAGGAACCCACCAGCCCTTAATAGTTTTCATGTATTTCCAGAATAAAGTTTTCGCTAATCCTATTATCATTTTTAAAGACCCAACTAACCTTACCGTAATTACTTAATAAGGTTTCCCAGTCTTTATATTCTTTTATATTTATGTGTAAATTATTGCCTTTATGAAAGCTAGGGGTGTTGCTTATAGCGAAATAAATGAACCGCTTGGACACTCTGCACAGCTCCTCAATAATTTCCTCAGTTTGTTCCGGTAGATAATGTTCCATTGCATCAAGATTAGTTACTAGATCGAACGAATTGTCTTCAAAAGGTAATTCATTGCTCCAAGCAAAAAATACTTTGCCCTCTACAAGCAAGTCAGTAACTATTTCCGTGCCTATACTCTCTATACCTCTAGCCCTCATTGAATCAATCAACTCCCCCCTGCCTGTACTGACATCCAAGTGAGTGAATATTTTTTCTTTTTCCTCTATAAAAGCTATACATTTTTCAGCTGTTCTTTTTCTTGATAATCCCATTTTATATGCTGGGTCTGTATAAGATATTTTGTATTTTAGTTGTTCTATTTCTTGCTTATTCATTAATTGTCGCTTTTAGCCTCCTAGAGGCTTGTGTGTGATATATAATTGGATTTGGCAACTCTTGATGTCTTGATACTCCCAACCAATCTTTAGGTAGGATTTGATATTGATGTTTATTACTTTCTATTACGTGCTGCAAAGTGACCTGGTCCCACACTTCAGGATTAGCCTCTTGAATATTTCTCCACTCTAGTAGTATTTTAAAAGAGGTGGTTGTTTGGGGCAGATATATTGTTCCACTTGCTAACTGTCTATCCCAATCTCCTGTTTTGTAGTTTAGAAAACAGAAACCTGGTAATGTAGGATCTGGTATTTCCTCTAAAGGTCTACATAGTCTAGCATCAATATCTACATATAGTATAGGGTCCTCGAAATTAAGTAAGGCAGATAAAAGAACTTGGGATTTCATAGCACAGTTTAGCTCCCAAGAACCTTTGTTTTCTAGAGGAAATAGAGCTGTCTTGCAGGAAGAAAAACTATCTTTCCAAATTTCAGCTTCTTTTTCATATTCCGTATCTTTAGTATAAAAAGCTACTACTCTCACTTATTTAATTCCTCTTGTAAGTTACCATTTCTAAATGTTGTTAGTGCACTATCTAGTGTACAATTTACTACTAGCTCTTTTATAGAAGGCTGTATACTGTTATAAGCCAACTTAAATTTATTATAATCACTACTTCTATCAACTCCAGGAGGATGATTACCAAAATAATGTTTTTTAGAGTCTACAAATCTCATATTATATCCCACTAGTATAAATTTGCTACATCCCATTAGAAATGCAAGATTAAGCTGCTGATACCCTGAATTGCTGCCGAAATGAATTAAATCTGAGTCTAAACTTAAACCTCTCGCTGTTTGTCCTGCTATATAATTTACTTTGAACTCTTCTGCTGATCTCTTACATTGAGTCCACGAGTTCGGATACTTGCCTACTACTTTAGTCCCATGAAAATCCCACCAAGTTCTATCGCAGGCATAATGTTCGTCTAGATAATCTACTACTGCGTAAGTGTCATTACACCCGAAGATAGCAAACTTATCCTTATACGGTCTTATCGTATCTATAACTTCTTCAGTAAGAGAAGGGCCTGTAGCCATAAGAATGGCGGGTTTGTTACGATACTTTAAAGGTATTTTCATAGATAAAAAAGCCGGACATTTCTGCCCGGCTTACCGTTTCTAAGCGGAAGCGTAGCTTACAGCCATATATGCTAGTGGTGCTGTTACGCACACTACAATTTGAAATACAGCCTCAAGTACACCCCACTTTTCTTTTACGAAGTTCTTCATTGAATCTCCAAGTTACCCAATAGGTATTGATGTGGGCTTACTAGAGGGCGAATACGTTAATTCTATCGTCAACATTCCGTTTTCCATGGAAGCGGCAGAGACCTCTAAGGTATTGTCAAGCTTTAGATGCTTCTCAAAACTTTTTCCTGATATACCTTTATGCACCCAGCTTCTGCCATCGTTATTCTCTTTTTTCTCACCTTTAATGGTAAGAATATTTTTGTGAACGTTCACTGAAATTTGGGTTTTGTTCCATCCTGGAACAGCTACTTGAACCACATAGCCATGTTCTACTTTTTCAATGTTATAACGAGGGTATTCTGGTGCCTGTTGAGTATATAACGGGCTGTTAATTAAATTGTCGAAACCGACAAAGAATTTTTCTAGATTTACTGCATTCATAAGTTTTCTCCTTTTAAGAAAGATGAACTTGCCCCTTTCGGAAGCGTAACAATCGTTTTAATTTACGGATTTTGAAAAAGACACAGTTAGACTGGTATCAATTTCAGGGTATATTATATCACCTACACCAAATTGTGTCAAGAAACTTTTTTGCTCAACTACCATCGGCTAAATAATTCTTGACATAAAAGCCTTAACATCGTATAATATACACTTAATCAGAGGAGATTGTATGAAAGTAAACCTAGTTTGGATTACCCCCGAAGCCATGAAAGTCATCGCCTATTGTGCGAGAGTTAGTAATCCTGCAAATCAAGACAATGAGAGAACAGCCCCGAAGTTGTTGAAGTACCTTAAAAAAGAAGCACACTTCAGCCCATTCGAAATGGCTAGCGCTTGTATTGAAATCGAGACTACGAGAGACATTGCTCGCCAGATTCTGCGGCATCGCTCTTTCAGTTTTCAGGAATTTAGTCAACGCTATGCAGACCCCACTCAAGCATTAGATTTCTCTACGAGAGAGGCTAGACTGCAAGACCCACGTAACCGACAGAATAGTATTCCTGCGGATAATGATGGGCTAGAAATTGCTTGGCACGCTAAACAGAGAGAAGTAATCGATGTCTCTACTGAAGCCTATAAATGGGCTATAAGTATGGGTATTGCAAAAGAACAGGCGAGGGCAGTATTGCCCGAGGGTAACACTCATTCTCGATTATATATGACTGGTACACTTCGTTCGTGGATGCACTTCTGCGACCTACGAGGTGGGAACGGCACTCAAAAAGAGTGTTCAGAAATTGCAGTAGCCTGCAAAGAGATTCTCTGCCAAAACGGTGGAGACGTCTGGGGAGACTCATGAAACGTATTAGAAATACAATTTTAACTGTAGCAATTCTAGCTGGATTGTTATATACTAACTGGCAAAGCAGTATGATGCTTGTCAAACACCCTGAAATGTATCAAGGAAATCCTTACTTATGAATGATGTTTGGAATGGAGAGTCGAGAGGAAACAGTGATGTTATGCAAGAGCGCATACGAATCTGGCACAGAGACCGCAATTTGATTGATGGCAGTACTGATAAAGACCAGTTCTGCAAGCTGATTCAAGAGTGTGGGGAACTGTCAGACAATATGTGTAAGGGCAGAGACATGAAAGATGACATTGGCGATATTATGGTTGTGCTTATTAATATTATGGAACGTAATGGATACTCTATGATGGATTGTCTAGAGACTGCGTGGATTGACATTAAAGATCGCAAAGGAAAGATGGTTGATGGCATCTTTGTAAAGGAAGCAGATTTGTGAAACTTGTTGAGGCATTGAGAAACGGCAATGTCAATATCACTTACGAAAGTTTAAACAGCGGAAAAGAGATTACAAAAACATATACTTTGAAAACTATATTTAAAGTAAATGTTAGTCTCAAATCAGATAAACTTATTGCTTATGATGTAGAAGCAAGGGAATGGGAAGACATAGAAAGGTCCAGCATTAAAAAATGGAGTATAAATGAACAGAGAAGAAGTATTTAACCAACTAAAGGAGGACGAAGGTGTCAAGTATGAAATCTATAATGACCATCTTGGCCTGGCTACTTTTGGTGTTGGTCATCTTGTTATTGAGAGCGATTCGGAATTTGGTTCGCCCTTGGGTACGTCGGTATCAGAAGAGCGAGTTTGGGAAGCGTTTGAAAAGGATTTGGATACGTCTATTGATGAGTGCGAAGTTCTTTTTGGCCCCAAATGGCATGACTTTCCTGGAGAAGTTCAAGAGATTGTGGTAAACATGATGTTCAATATGGGGCGTCCTCGTTTGTCAAAGTTTAAGAACTTCTGCGCTGCACTAGAAGAAGGCGATTGGCCGAAGGCTGCTGTCGAAGGACGAGACTCGCGCTGGCATAAGCAAGTGACGAATCGTGCGGAACGCCTCATGGTACGACTAGAAAATGTATCTTAAACTCATACTTGTTCTAGGTGTAGTCGGAGCTGCTGGCGGTGCATACGCGTATCACCAAGTCACTGTTGCAAAGTTAGAGAATGCGGTCATTCAGTTAGAAGCTAATAATCGTACTCTA